CCAAGCTCTTTCATAAGCTCGAGATACTGGTGAGTGACGTGCCTATCCCAGATAAGGACGTCATCCCCCAGTACGGCATACTTTGTGAACCACTCAGTAATACCACTCCGTCGTGCGGACATCTGTACCAGGAAATGGTGAGTGAGAGCCAACATGGCCCACGAAGAGTACGCGCCCATTGGCTGTCCACAAGCATAGTGGACTTGAGAAGCCACGGAGGAGTACTTCTTCGGGACCTTGTAGGCCCGCCCGACCAGGAGCTCCTTCCACGGAGATCCAAGACCGGGCTTGATATAGTCGACGAGGAGCGCCTGCAAATCGACGGGAAGTCGATCTGTAGCCGCAGACAGATCGAGGGAGGCTACATATCCTCCCTCGACGGCCTCACAAGCCCTTCTGACTCCTTTCATTTGGTCGAATGTGGAATCCTGAGGTATAAACCTCAGGGAGCCAAAGACGGCCTTATGCAGGGGGTACAGGAGAGTTTGCGTCCACCAGTCCACCATAGCAAACACCCGCTTCTTACCCGGTTCTTCCTTGACACCCAGTTTTCCGAGGGGCCAAGGAAAGACAGGAGTTCCCCGCACTAGAGATCTAAACGTCCGCATACGGGGGAGAGCATCTGGTCCGAGAAGGTTCCCTACCTTCTCGAGAGCCAGTAGCAGGTCTGGGAAGTTGAAAAACTGCACAGCCTGCTCAAAGAGAACGGACATAGAGGTTTGGATCCATCTCAACCTTCTATGGCCGTGCTCCATGACTCCCACCCCTCCCTTATCTCGCTTAGATCCCGTCCGGGTACCGGGCGCTGCCTTCTTTAACTCTAGCGGTTCCCATTCGGGAAATTCGAATTTACACCCCATCCTCTCCAGATCGGAGAAGAAATAAGGAATAAACCACGAATAAGCCGCCAGGTTTAAGGAAGGCCCAGGGGTAATAATGGTTTTCACGGAAAATGAGACCTGGAAGTCTAATACTCGGTACAAACCGAATAAAGTCATCCAAAATCTCACTAACCGAGGTTCCCCATTAAGTATCCCTTGCCGATGGATCATTGGAATAATCCTCGGAACACCCGAACCAGTGCAGGCCACCCGGCATCCGTAAGGCGATAGATCTTTTATCCTCTCTCCCGCAACAACCTTCATAAGAAGGATGGTGCAAGTCTTCAGATAAATAGCTAGACCCTTGGATCCCCGGTGCTTCCGTAAACTCTTACAGAACCGCACGAACGAAATGATAGATAATATCCACGATCGGTTTAAGTCGCCTAGCCATAATCGGGACACTCGAATGAGAGCCCCGATCATAGCTCGCTCGCGTTTTAC